ACTATTGAAAATGCTTCTGGAGCGAATGTAAGAACTGATCTTAATAATGTTTTTGCTGCTATCCAATCAAGTAATTCTAAATCTACTGACTTAGCATCAAGTCAATGTGTAGCTGGTATGCCTTTTTTGAATACCACTACAAATATTTTAAAGATAAGAAATTCAAGTAACGGTGCTTTTACTGAAATAGGAAATATAGATCAAGCTAATTTAGGTTTATTATCAAAAGCTGGCGGTACTATGACAGGTCAGCTTTTAATTGATGATTCTTCAAGTGCATCTACTCCAGCCTTATCATTCGATACAGATACAGATTTAGGTTTGTTTAGGAAATCTGCAAATGTGATGGGATTTTCCTCTAGCGGTACAGAGCAGATGATATTTGATGCTAATGGATTAACTCTTCAAGCACAAAATGATCTTAGATTTGCCGATGCTGATAGTAGTCATTATGTAGCATTTAAAGCACCAGCTACAGTTTCTTCTAGTCTTACTTGGACATTACCTTCTGCTGATGCTGCTGTTTCTGGCTATGCTCTTGTATCTGATGCTTCTGGAACGCTAAGTTGGGCTGCTGCTGGAGCAGGTGCAGTTGGAGGAGGCGGTAATGAAATATTTTGGGAGAATGACCAAACAGTAACGCAGAACTATACAATTACAAATGGTAAGAACGCTGGAAGTTTTGGGCCAATAGAAATTCAAAGCGGAGCTACTGTTACTATTGGTGCAGGAGAAACATGGACTATAGTATAAAAATGTATATAATAAACTTAAGTAAAAAAATGGAGGGTCGTAAGTAAATAATGGCTGTAGTTATAAATGGAAATGGTGCAGTTACAGGTCTTACAGCCTTGCCAGATTCAGCTATGGCAGTGGGTTCTATACTTCAAGTTGTTCAAACAGTAAAAACTGATGTAGCTAGTATTACTGTAGGAGAAGGGGTACTAACTGATTTGACAACAGCAGGTGTTGGGCAAATGGCTCCTGTTCTAACTTGCTCAAGCTCAACTAATAAAGTTTTAATAATAGCTTCTATTTCTGTAGGAATAAATAATACAGGAGAATATAATATAACTTTGACAGTAGATGGAAGTGTAACCACTTTCAGAGGCGATGCTGATAACAACAGACAAAGAATTTCAGCGTGTCAAAGAACTGGAAATGCCACCACCATGACAACAATAACAGCCCATTTTTTATATAGTCCAGGCGATACAAGTCAACATACTTATGGTGTAGCTGTTAGTCATGGAAATGATATTAACCAAACAATACAAATAAATCAAGGAGTCGGGTCAAGCGACCAAACTTATACGGCAACTGCGGCTTCATCACTTACTTTATTAGAGGTATCAGCATGATTTTAGATCACGATGCTATAAGAAAAGCATATCCTAATGCTGTAACGATTGATGACGGCAGAGGAGCTTTTGATGCAAGCGGTAATGCAATAACCATTGATAATAGTCTTGTCACGGCAGCACGAACCACATTAAACGCTGAAGCTGCTGCTGTTAAATACAAAACCGATAGAACAACTGATGGCTCTACAGTTTACGCTTCTTTTGGAGATCAACTTGATATGTTGTATAAAGATATTGTTGCAGGTAAACTAGATACAACTGGAACGTGGGCGGCCCACATAAAAGCCGTCAAAGACGCTAATCCTAAACCATGAGCCAAATCAAACTAAAACATAGCAGTGGAAATGGTGTAATACTTGCAGCACCAGCTAGTAACCCCTCCTCTGATGTAACTTTAAAATTACCTCAAGCTGATGGAAGTGCTAACCAATTCCTAAAAACTGATGGTTCGGGAAATTTATCGTTTGCAGGAGCAGGAGATTATGTCAAAATATCTTCTGATAGTGGTACAAGTGGTGGCTCTGTTATCGCTTTCGATAATCTTGATTTAACAACATACAGAGCCTTTGATATTTTAATTTTTATAACTCCTGTAACTGATGGAGAGGATGTGCGTTTTAGATTTAGAGATGGTGGCTCAAGTGGTGCAGATGTAACCACATCAAGTTATATTTATGGTGGAGATGAACATAGAGCAAGCTTTGCTGAAAGTATTGATGCACAAGAAACACAAAATCATATTAGAGTTGCACAAAGCGTTGGAAGTGGCTCACATGAGGGTGCAGGTATTAATGCAAGGGTTCATTTTGCGACTTCATCAGATACAGGCGATTTAGATAGACTTACAAATAGAGTAAATTATGATTGTAACTTTAAATTTTCTGGTGGTGGATCAAGATTTAGTCAAGGTATTGGTCACTTTTCACAAGATGCTTCAAAAATTATGACTGGTTTTTCATTTAGTTTTACATCTGGTAATATTGCAGAATACATTTACTGTCTTTATGGGATAAAAAGATAATGGCTAGACATAAAACAATCAACGGAATACAAGTCCCTTTAACAGCAGAAGAAGAAACCGCTAGAGATGCCGAAGAAGCTGCTGCGGTAGCATATAAAGCTGCTAATGCTTATAAAACAGCAAGAAAAACAGCATACCCAACAGTTGAAGAACAAATGGATATGCAGTATTGGGATAGCGTCAATGGTACGACAACATGGAAAGACGCTATTGCTAAAGTAAAATCAGACAACCCAAAGCCTAGCTAATTATGTCAGAACTTAAAGTCAACAGTATTAAAGGAACAGGAGCTAGCACGGCAGCTATCACGATTGATAGTTCTTCTGGTGGTTGTACTGCCAATATTACTAATAACTTAAGTAATAGAAACTTGATAATTAACGGAGCTATGCAAATAGCTCAACGTGGTACGTCAGACTCTTCAACTAATGGTTATGGAACTGTTGATAGATTTCAAGTAATACGAAGTGGTGTAGATGAAAACCCAACTCAATCACAAGAGGATGTTGCTTCTGGAACTACTCCTTATACATTAGGCTTTAGAAAAGCATTTAGAGTTACTAATGGAAACCAAACAAGTGTTGGCACAAGTGATTACATTTCAATGCGTTATCAATTTGAGGCACAAGATATAGCTAATAGTGGTTGGAATTATTTATCAAGTTCAAGTTTTATAACTTTGTCTTTTTGGGTTAAATCGAGTGTTGCACAAAACTTTTATGGATATTTTGAAACTCAGGATGGCACACAATACGCTTATCCTTTTGAAACAGGTAGTTTAACTGCTGATACTTGGACAAAAATAACAAAAACACTTCCTGGTAATAGTAATTTAACTTTTGATAACGATGTTAATAATGGATTAAGAATATATATTACTCAATTTTGGGGAACAGATAAAACTGGAAGTATAACTTTAAATCAATGGGCTGCTTACAATACTAATCTTAGGATGCCAGATTTCGCTTCAACATGGTACTCAACAAACGATGCGACATTTGAAATTACAGGAGTTCAATTTGAAGTAGGCAGCGTAGCAACAGATTTTGAGCATAGAAAATTTGCTCAAGAATTACTTTTATGTAGAAGATATTGTGAAGTTTGGAAATCAAAAAATGCGAACAGAGATTATATAATGCCTGCAAAAGTAGAGGATGCAGATGACGCTAATAATTCATACATAACTTCAGTACAGATGAGGAGTACACCTACAATAGAAATATCTAGCTCAAGTCATATTAGTATGGAATATCGAAATGGAAATATGGCAAATCCAGTTAATTTAGCAACAAGGACTTATAATAGTGAGTATGAAAATAGACTTTTTATAAACATGGATTTAAATAGCAGTGTTTTGTCTGAAGGCGATATGGTGTTTTTAGCTTTTGCTAATAATACCGCTACTGGTACAGGTAAATTTATTCTTGATGCGGAGCTTTAAATTATGGCATATCCAACAAATCCAATATATAAACTAAAAAACGATAAACATACTGGTCAATTAGTTACCATTATGAAAGAGGGAGTAAAATTTATTCCATTAGATGAAGCAAATAGAGATTATCAAGAGTACCTTAAGTGGGTAGCAGATGGTGGAGTTGCCGAGGCTGCTGATTAATAATGGCAATTATTCCAGGAAAAAAGAACTTTACTGTCGACAGGAGAGCAGATTTTCCTATTAAATTGACATTTAAAGATTCAACTGGATCGGCAATAAATTTAACTGGATATACTGTGGCTGCACAAGTTTATGATGAATCACGTTCCACAAAATATGCAGATTGGACAGTAGCTTATACAGATAGAGCTAATGGAATTGTAGATATTTCCTTATCTGATACTGATACTGCAACTTTTACTCCAGATATTTTATTTTATGACGTATTGTTAACAGAACCAGGTGGTAGCAAAAACTATTATTTAGAGGGTAAACTATTTATAAGTGAAGGTTACACAGCATGAGCAATCCAAATCAAGTTGTAGTTAGTCAGGTTTCTGATGTAACTACAGTTGAAATCACCACAGCAGGGCCTCAGGGTCCCGCCGCTTCGGGATTTGAATTTAATGGCGATAACAAAGTCGATGGTTCAATTCCTGTTTTTAATAGTTCAAACTCTAGGTTTGAAGCTACTTCCACACACACAGTTTTAACACTTGTGGATGGTGGAAATTTTTGACATCCATTAGTATCATTAAATTAAAACGCTATGGCTAACACAGTACGCATTAAAAGATCCACAGGATCTTCAGCACCAACAAGCCTTGCAAATGCTGAGTTAGCTTTTGCAGAAGGCAGTAAAAAACTATTTATCGGTATTGGAACAGGAGGAGCAGGAGGAACTGCTACAACTATTGAAGCTATTGGTGGAACTGGTAGTTTCTTTGACAAAGCAACAGTACAAAATGCAAATAAAGTTATAGCTGGTCCGACAACAGGTAGTGATGCTGCTCCAACATTTAGAGCTTTAGTAGCTGCTGATATTCCTTCGTTAGCTCATACAAAAATAAGTGATTTTGATACAGGTGTACAGGCAAATAGATTAGATCAAATGGCTGCACCAACAGGTTCAGTTTCATTAAATAGTCAGACAATTACAAACTTAGCTGACCCTGTAAATGCTCAAGATGCAGCGACTAAGAGCTTTGTTGAGGCTACTGCACAGGGATTAGATGTTAAAGATTCTTGTGTGGCAGCTACTACAGCAAACATTACAATATCTACTGCTCTTAACAACGGAGATACATTAGACGGTGTAAGTCTTTCAACTAATGATCGAGTTCTTGTCAAAGATCAATCAACTGCTTCAGAAAATGGTATTTATATAGTTGGATCTTCTCCAGCTAGAGCAGATGATTTAGCTGCTGGTGCTGACGCTGCTGGATTTTTTACCTTTGTTGAGCAAGGAACTGTCAATGCTGACAACGGATTTGTTTGTACTTCTAACAAAGGATCTGCTGTTGTTGGAACTAATAACCTTACTATTGCTCAATTCTCTGGTGCTGGTCAGGTAACAGCAGGAGATGGCCTAGATAAATCAGGTAATACACTTTCTCTTGATCTCAAAGCAAATGGTGGACTTGTTATTGAATCTACTGAAGTTGCTGTTGATCTTGCTGCTAGTTCTATAACAGGAACACTTGCTATTGGCGATGGTGGAACGGGTGCTACAAGTGCAAGTGCAGCTAGAACCGCTTTAGGATTAGCGATTGGAACGAATGTTCAAGCCTATGATGCAGACCTTGATAACTTATCTGGTTGTCAATCAGGTGCTTCTGCTGCTCTAGCTTTGTTAACTTCAACTGAGGTAGCAATTCTTGACGGAGCAACAGTAAGTACTGCTGAATTGAACATTATGGATGGTGATACATCTGCAACTTCTACAACTTTGGCAGCAGCAGATCGTATGGTTATGAACGATGCTGGAACGATGAAACAAGTTGCATTGTCTGATTTAGTTACATTTTTAGAAGATGAAAGTGCATCCAGCTTCAATATAGATGGTGGATCTTATTAAATTTAGCTATTAGGAGGCAAAGCCAATGGCTAATACAATTAAGCTAAAAAGAGGTTCTGGTAGCGATCCAGGGACATCTGATCTTTCTGTTGGCGAATTAGCCATAAGAACTGATACAGCCTTACTTTTTACAAAAAATGATAGTGGTTCAGTAGTTCCTATCGGCATTTCTGATGGAGACAAGGGAGATATAACAGTAAGTAGTAATGGTGGTACGTTTACTATTGATAGTGGAGTCGTAACATCTGCAAAAATAGCAAACGATACTATTGTTAATGCCGATATTAATTCAAGTGCAGCGATAGATGGCTCAAAAATATCACCAGCTTTTACTTCAGACATTACTGGAACAGGTAATTTAACACTTACTTCTACTGATACTGGTAGTTCTGCTGCTCCAGAATTAGAGCTATATAGAAATAGTGCTTCTCCAGCAGATGCAGATTATTTGGGTCAACTTAAATTTACAGGTGAAAGTGACGATGGAAGTAAAGAAGTTTATGCAAAGATTACAGGAAAGATTGATGATGCAAGTTCTGGTACTGAAGATGGAATTATTGAATTTGCACATAGAAAAGCTGGTTCTAATGTTATTACGGGAAGATTTAAAAGCACAGAATTACAGTTATTAAATGGTACGAATTTAGACGTAGATGGGACTTGTACAGCGACCACTTTTAGCGGATCAGGTGCATCTTTAACAAATTTACCTTCGGGTCAGTTAACTGGAGCATTACCAGCAATAGATGGATCTAATTTAACAGGCATATCGGCTGGAGCTACAGGTGGCGGTTCTGATGAAATATTTTACGAAAATGGTCAAACTGTAACTACTAACTATACTATTACTAATGGCAAAAATGCTTTATGTGCAGGACCTATAACTATAAATAGTGGTGTAACTGTCACTATAGGTTCTGGAGAAAATTTGATTATTCTTTAAATTATGAAAGTTATTATTGAAAAACAATTACTTCAATGGAAAGAAGAACTAGCAAAACACGTTGAAACTAGAAATCAAGCACAAAAAGTATTAGAAGAAGAGACAAAAACTATTTTAATGATTGAGGGTGGGATACAGGCGAAGGAGATGTTGTTGAAGAAGATCGAACAAGAATCCCTGCCAACAGGTACAGTGGAGCTAACCCAAGAATCAAAGCCAAAGTCATCAAAGTAATTGGCATACTAAGTTTTAGGAGGATTTCTTTAATCATGTTTCAAAAAATTGCTAACGTATTGAGTATTATCTCATTTGTAATGGTAGCTTCCATGAGTGGTGGAGCGTATTTAGGTTACAAGTATGTAACTTCAGAACAATTCAAATCAAGAGTTATGAATGAAATTCTTGGTAATG